TAAACTAAAATGGGCATATCAAAGCAACCACCAAAGCAGTTTCCTATTACCAAGGGGATACCTTGTCAATTGAAATGGACACATTCTACAGTCTATTTGACCCAGGGGCAATCTGGAAGTTGTCATAGAGCAGGCTTTGGTCCTTTGCAAAGGTCCGGAAATCAATTAAACTTTCATAACCTACCTAATAAACTAGAAGATAGACGAAAGATGCTTCGTGGAGAATGGCCCGGCAATGGTTGTGAACACTGCAAACACATAGAAGCGGTAGGAGGAAAATCGGACAGGCACACTCATTTAAAATTAGAAGGAACGACAGCACCACCTGAATTAGATACAGATCTCACAGCAGTTGAAGTGACTCCGAGACAATTAGAAGTTTATTGGGGCAACACCTGTAATCAAAGATGTATCTATTGCAAATCTGATTACAGTTCTCAGATACATCAAGAAGAGAAACGGTTTGGCAAATTTTCAGAGGGTGGTGTAGTAATAGATCCAGACAGGTTTGTTTTGAATCCACATATAGAACAAGATACAGACCTGTTGTTCAAATGGTTTGAAAAGAACATACACAATCTACACAAATTAATAATACTAGGCGGAGAACCTTTCTTACAAAAAGAAACTTTCAGGATGATTGAATTCCTAGAAAAAAGAGACCTACCAGATTTGTCTTTAGTGTTTTTCAGCAATCACAATGTAGAACACACAAGATACAAGAACTGGATCAACAGGATTGATAAAATGGTCAAGGCCGGCAGGTTAGATAGATTACAGATAGTTGGTTCTTTAGATGCTTGGGGACAAGCAGGAGAGTATGTGAGGACAGGGATAGACCTTGCTTTGTTTAAAAAAAATTTCGAATACGTCTTGAATGAGACCGATGCCACACAGAGTATAAACTCTGCACTCACTGTGACGGCTGTGCCAGGCATGCCAGAAATGGTTAAGATGATAAACGATTGGTCAAAAATTAAACCTGTGTATTGGTCCATGATGAAAGCAAATCAACACGAACTCAAACCCACCCCTTATCTCTATCCCGGAATCTTTGGGAGAGTGATCAATGACTGGGGACTTAAAGAGGCCATTGACCTATTTGACACCAATAGTCATGGATATCCTGATTCTGTCAAGGTCGGTCATAAGCAGTTCATGGAAGGTAATGTTAAAGAATTTGAAATGCGAGAACCTAATCCAGTGAGACAGAAACAATTTAAAATCTATCTATCAGAACTGGATAGGAGAAGAGGAACGGACTACACCAAAGTTTATCCTCAAATTTTTAAATTGTTAAAAGATATCTGATTATTTTCTTCTGTTCATTGCAGACTTGGCCATTTGCTTGACCTTGTCTGTTGAGCCTTGATCATCGAAATCCATCTCAGGATCATCTGCCGCATCTTGATCTGTTTTTAACACAATTTTTTCTTTGTCAAAATCTTTGACCACATTCTTTAAAGTTTTTCCTGTGTCGAATAATCTTTTGAATAGATCGTAGTTGAAGGCAGGGTATCCCGTATTTCTCATTATCTCTTTAACAGCGTCAAAACTTAAAGTTGCTGACGTGTTTTTGTCATCTGCGTCACCGCTGACATTCTTTAAAGTATTGATTAATACTGATTCTAGTTCTTTATCTGTGCTTTGGAATTCGTTAAAACGCATGGAATTACTTCCCTGCTAATTTGCTGTACAATCTGTTTGAAGATTCAAACACTTCTTTGGATTCTCTTTGCTCTCTGCCTTCTGGTTCTGTTCCTCCTGCATCGGCATCAGAGGCGCCAAACTCATCTGTCTCTGGTTGCTCGAGATCATCTAAGTCTGCGTCTGGTGTTTCCAAGTCCATCGTGTCATCGGCTCCCATAGGGTCTGATGCTACTTCTTCTCCGGTCAAAATTCTTACACCGTTGTCTAGTTCTTGTCTAGTTGTCGTTAAAGTGGCTTCTGCCTGTTCAATCGCTGGTTGGATTTTTTGTAGGAATGCGTCTGATTTCTCAGCACCCATCTCGTCTCTGATTCTGTCTGCTAGTTCTAATGCACCTTCTGTTTTCATTGATGCTAGATCTTCCAAAAATGATGTAACTTTGTCCATCATGTCTTTGGCCGCTAATATTAATTCTGATTGTTCCTCAACACCTTCTGTTACTTCTGCTTCTTTAGTAACCATTCCGCCTATGATTTCTTTTTTCTCTTTGTCATCTAGGCCTGATACTTTCTGTACCTTCTGAACCATCTTGCTTGTTTCTGGATCGTTCTTGATTCCGTACTCATTAATTGCTTGATTCAATATGTCTAACATTGATTGGCTTTTTTGATAACTGTCATCTTTCAGTTCTTTGCCGAAGTGTGAATTCTGTGTAATTTCATGTATTTTTGTTCTTACATGATTTGCGTAATCTTCTAACTCTTCTTTTGTAAAATTAGAAAGATTCATTGTCTGATTAAATCTTGACTCAAATTCTTTCAGTAATGACTCTGTAGTTACTGGTTTTGTAAGTTCTGTGCTTTGCATAATCTTATTTATACCTATCTACTTAAACGTTGATTGGAAAATATCCTGTATTCTACCTTTTAATTGATCCGCAAGGCGGTGTGCATCTTCCAACCTCTGCGTATGTATTTCTTCTCCCACGTCGTCGTGCTGTTTTTGTGCATCCTTTACCATTCGTTTTGCGTTTGTTATATTAAAAAGTTGAGAAGCAAAATGTGTATCTAGTTCAAGCACGTTTCTTGGAGCGGACCTATCATCTGCCAGGTGATGTGCCACCAGTATTGCGGACTGTTTTAGATTGATATCATCATATAGAATTTTTGCCTCCATCATATCTGCTATAACATACACGTATCTCGTGCCTGTGTGTTTTTTAGGAACGATGGCTATGTTACCTATGAGGATACCTTTGGAGAACTGTTTGGGTAAGTGTCGGAAAGGTCTTTTTTCCTGTTCCTTGTGTGCCAATTTCGCAAGGCGTTCCTTTAGACCATAGGCCTCGATCTGTCGTACTAATTCGTTGAACGGTTTATGTTTTGTTTTTTTTGGCATCTACAAACCTTATACGTCTATTTAAAGCATATTGTATGTCGGTGTCAAGTTTTTTCCTGACGAATATAGATTTGTCTGCTAGTATCTTGGCAGTGTTTATCTCATCTGGTTGAAGATTGGTATTTCTAAAATATTCCATGTCCTTGTATTTTTGTATGAATTCCTTTTGGCTTTTGGTAATCCATACCTGAGCCCCTGGTTGTATTTTTATGAACATTTTTTGGAATATATTAACCAGGCATTTTCATCAAAAGCACTACCATAGTTGATAGTAGTCCTGCGATGACTGTGCCTGCTGTGGCAATTATTGTAGTTCTAGACGACTTTTGTCCAACTAGCATATCTTCGTTCATCTTGCCAAGTCGTAGTTCTATTGCTGATAACCTATCGTGTAGGCCTTTGTATCTCTCGGAGCACAGATCAACGTGTGCTTCTAAATTTTGTTTTTCTAAATCAGTTGTACTCATATAATTTTTAATCTCTTTTTTAAGGAGTTGGATCTCCGCTATTAGAGCCTGTAAATGAGCCTGGGTCATTGCCTGTGAGTGCCTTTAAGTTGTTGCCTAAATTATACTGTTATTTATTCGTTTCGCCGGCGAACGTAAAGTATGTGTTTATTGTGCGGTGGTCTTGTGTTAAAAAGCTGTTTACAGGGAACGTCACTGTTTCCTTGCAAAATGAAAGTATAGGGACAAGATCAAAATCTTCGGTGATATAGCCAACATGATTGTTTGAATGATCTCCAAAGACTCCTGATTGCTCTGTGAAAAATTGGAAGTGCCAACTGTTCTGCACTCCTTCGTATGCGGAACCAAACTTGTAATCTGCTATGGCTCCGTTGAATTTCTGAGGCTCCACTTCCCAACTTATGTTACTTCGCAACTGCAAGGTCTGAACCAATGTGGTGAAATTGTTGTTTTGGTTCCTAGCGACGGACAGTGACTCTTTGTCATGGATCAATTCTCCTGCCTGTGTCTTGAAGGGAAAGGCCTTTTTTAAATTACCATTGTTAGTAATGTCTACCAGTGTGTGAATTTTGTATTCGAACATATTGTTATTTAGAATATTTAAGTCGTAAAAAAAGGGTGAGCAAATTAATGCCCACCCTTTTAAATGTAGTTTACTCTAACTTAACTTATTACGGATGTGCAATAAAGTCTGCTAGTAATGAACTTGTTACACCAGTTGAACCTGTACCAAAGTTTGAAGCCGCCGTAAATGCGCCTGTACCTTGAAGTGCAACTTGAACGTTGTCAGTAGTTCCACTTGTGAAAATACCTGACTCTGTTAATGGAGCCACGCCTGCGATTGTGTGTGCATCGTTTGTTCCAGCAACGTCACCTGCCGCCAAATATTCTAAAGCCGCTGTTAGTTCAGTTTCTGTCATGTTAGATTTTGCTAGGTTGATTACTCTTGTTCTAATACCTAGACCATTTGAAGTTCCGGCTTTACCACCGTTACCTTGTGCTATTCCCGCCATTTTAAATCCTCCTTTTTATCTGATTAAATGACATTGATTCCGCTCAGGAATCAAGTTGCAAGTATTTATAATTGAATTTGGTAAATTATGCTGTAATATTACTATTTTGCCTGTAAAATGTAATCTGTGTGTATATTATTGCTTTTATGCTTGAATATCTCTGTATATCCGTGCTGTTTGAGGTAACTTACTCCCTCATGATTTATCTTTCCGGTGTTCATGATTAGTTCTTCCAAAATTATCAATGGCTTACTTTCATTGATTGTATTGACTGCTCCCTCAAGCACTTCCAGTTCCATTCCGTCAACATCTATCTTGATCAAGTCAACATTTTTCAAATTAAAACTATCCAACGGAATTATTGTATCAAATTGTTTGTCATTTTTCATCCTTTGCCAGTATGGCACATCGAACACAGGATTACGAAAGTTGTTTCGACCACTGCCTATTTCTAGTGCATGTTCCTTGCCCAATGCAACCTTGTAATGAGTTACCTTTTGCACATCAACATTCCTTGCGAAAAAAGGAGAGATGCGGTAATCAAAACAATATACATGATCAAACGTCCAAGTAAGGTACCTTGAAAACTCGCCATCCCTACAACCTACATCAACTGCATTAATTTTAGATGAGATAGAATCCATCGCTTTCCTATACAGTAAAAAATTAGAATTATTGTCTGTGTGATCTAACCATTTGAATTCCTTAGTTCGTTTTTCATACACAAAGAATATGTGCTTTCTATTGCCTTGAAATTGTGCTACGTCAGATTCCGCAAACTGTGTCTGGGCGACTGTGTTGGAAGTCATTACAGCTCTTTGAATTTTCTGTGTATGTCTGTGTTGGGTAAAGTTTTGAACAACATCCTGTTGAGCGACTTTATAGTTGCTGTTTTTTGTCTTGAATTTAGATTTTTAAAGTTAGCCACTGTTCGTCTTACACTTCGGTAGTTGCCGTCGTTGATATTCAATGCTCTTTCTAGTTGTGTGAGATTTCTGTAATGATCTTCCCAACTTCTCATGTACCTTCTCAGAGCCATTACAGGTACACTCTGCCTTTGCCTCATGGCCTGTGCCTGATTCTTGTTGTTTAGTTTCTTTGTGATGTTTGGATCTCCTGCTACAATCGCCAACATATTTGCTAGATCGTTGTTCATCATTCTTACCTGATCAAATGTGCCTTTGGCCATGGTCTGGTCTGCGTATTTTCTGGTAAAATCCTTGGTGTCTTTGAGTTGGCTCATCAATGCCAATGCTAGGAAACTTAGATAAATCCTTTCCGTAACTTCGGGAAAGGTAAATCTTTGTAAGTCACTATGTCTTCTAATCACTTTGCCTTCAGATACATACTTTAAAAATGGAGTTAACATACACGTATTTATAGATCATATGCAACGTAATTTTATATTGACAGATGTGATGAAAACTGGCTTTCATATGGAGTTAGAAAATTTTATCTCAATGAACACATTAGAAAACCAAAAGTTCGAAATGACTGGAGAGTATTACAGTCTACACAATTATGACCTAGATGCCTATGACCGCAAATTTGCCATGATAGATACTAGATGGGCCAATGAGAGAATAAAGGACAACAAAGAATTCCATGCCGAACTGAGAAGACGTTGCGATTTATTGCACAGCCAAGGGTTTGTGTTCATCAAAACCAATCCATGGGAGTCTCTGGAAAACATCAAGAACACACCACAGCATCCGGAAATAGATATAGCACATATCAAATGGTCCGGAGGGGTGAGTTGGTTTTGGTTCTACATGTACAACAAGCATCATGACAAACGTGATAAATTTACTCAATGGGATTGGGGAATTGATAAAACTTATGATTTCCTTTACCTTAACAAAAGGCCTAGGCGACACAGGAATAATTTATGGAAAGAGATGTCTAATGCAGGATTGTTAGGCAACAGCTTGACCAGTTTTCTTGAACATGAAGACGGACCTGTGAGACTAAATCCTGCATACGAATTGCCGTGGGTGGACACAAAAAATTATCCTCAAATAGGAATGGATCAAGACTTGTATGAGAAACCGTACAACGAATCCAAATACAGTTTGATATCCGAAACTAATGATACCGACAATGAGATTTTTATGACAGAGAAAATATGGAAACCTATCCTAGCTCAACAAGTTTTTATAGTACATGGCAACTATCTATATCTACAAAAATTAAGAGAAATGGGTTTTAAGACTTTTGGACAATACTTTGATGAGTCATATGATTTAGAAAGAGATCCTGATCTAAGAGTAAACAAATTAGTAAATCTTTGTAAAGATCTACTCAATAAAAACTGGAAAGATATCTATCTACAGTCAGTAAGTCTCAGAAAACACAACCATGATACTTTTTGGAACAGAGAAAAACTCAGTGAGGAAATTAATAAAGTACTAATCGACTTTCTTGAATTTGCTGACAGCAGTCAAGTTTCTTCTTGAGAATCCTAATCTATCCACAAGTTTCACTGCACTACCTGATTTATCTACAGCAACAAATCCTTCTGGATCAGTAACTTCTAATCCATTAGCAGTTTGCTGGAATGAACCTATTGCCATTGCTTGGTTCATCTTCTTAAGAACAAAGGCTTTCATTGTCTGCACTGCCTTGTAAAAAGTAAGCATAGCCTGTAAAGGTTTCTTGGCCCTGTTTAGGAAAACCGGCATCTGTTTAAGTTTGTCTTGCCTCAATGCTAAGGCCTTCTGTGCCTTTAATCCTGAAATTTGTTGTTGAATTCGATCTGCATAGTATTTCTTGAACCCTAGCAAAAATTGATTAACATTTGTAGGCAGTTCTCCTTGTTTGACCATTGCATTGATATACATTTGGAACATAGGTATGAAGTCTTGGTTCTGTCCAAGTACACTGGATAGGTTTCTTGGCACACCATTCAGCAACGTTTCTAATTTTTCAATACCGTTATAAAACTTTTTAGTCTCGTCATCCGTGAAAGTTGCACTACCCGAAACATCTTTGTATGTAGCATTGTCAAAAAACACATCATTTGATTTGGCATACGGTGACACATCTGCTCCACCTTGTGCAATCATGTCCTCTAATTTTTCTCCTGTGTAGGTTGTGTGGAAAATGATTCCAACTTTAGCGGCGTCTATTTGTTTTCCTAACTCACTTTGTTCTGGCACTGCATACGTAATTGTGTTTGGTGTAAATGTTAAGTGCGGTGTTCCGCTTATATTTTTTCTTGTGATGTCATCGTCGATGTATAGTAAGTCTCCTTGAACAACTCCTTGTATGTTTAATTTCTTTAGATGCACAAGGCACTTTAACAACTTTTGTCCTAGTTCGTCCGTTCCGTGATTTCTTGCAATATCTTTTTTGGTGTAATTTATTTTGGCATTCTTGGCAAATACTGACTTTGTTCCAACAAAGAACTTACCGTTATCTGGATTCGTGCCGCAAACAACAGCAGGTGCACCATCCCATTTCACTGAAACTGATACAGCCTCTGAGCTTGTTCCTTTCAATGTGAGTAAAAGTCCTCTGAAATATTCAACGACCGATTTACCTCCCTCGTATCCGCTCGTCAGGATAATGTCCTCGATGTGTTCAAGGTGTGTCCTTTTGAATTCTGTAAGGACATCTTCGATTAACATGATTAGTCCTCTTTGTATTCGCCGTCTATCGTCTTAAGAACATTTTCTTTGATATCTTTGTATTCTTTTATCCTGGCAACGCCTTTTGAAAATTTCTTGCTGTCCATTGCTTTAATAGACGAATGGAATTTCTTTTCTAATTTATATGCAGTTTCTGAATCAAAATTTTCTCTGATATATGTAAGCAATCTGATTGCACTTTCAATGATGTGAGATGCCCTGCTTTCCACTACATTCTCTTTATCTTTTGTTGGAGATAAATTTATGTTGCTCAATTCTTCTAATAATGATCTAGTTTCTTTTTGCATTACTGGTATTTACTTCTTATTGTAGCACAATTCTAGTATAAGTCTACTTGGTTTTGCGGTAAATGAAGTATTTCCGTTGATTTGTGTCGTCTCTTATGTCTAAAATCTTTAATTGGAACATTTCAGCCAGTTCTATAATAAATGGAACGTTCCATGCATAGAATTCTATCCAATCTGCTTCTGGCTTGTCGTGTTGAACACCTGGAT